CAGCCATACTAGTTTTAACTCTATTTTCAAATTCTGAAACATAAGAATTATCTATTTTAGATAATCTTTTTTCCATTTCAGTATTTTGATTGTGAACATTTTGAGCATAAGAGACAGCTTCTTCTCTCTGTCTTTCTGCTTCTCTCATTTTACGAGTTAGTTTAGCAATTCTTTTTTGAACTCCTTCACTATATTCTTTTAACTCGTCTTTATCTTCTTTTTTCTCGAGCTTAGTTTCTCTTTCATTCTCATAAGTTTTATCTTGAGGCTCTTCGACTTTCTCGATTTCAATCTTCTCTTCCTTAGGTGCTTCAACTTTTTCTGGTTCACCTTTATCATCTAAATTAATTTCAGTTGCCTGTTGATCGGCTTCACCTACATCAATTAGATTATCTACTTTTTCTTCTTCTGGCATAGTTCCTTCCTATGTTTATATGTAATGAAGAACTGATTCAGGATCTTTAATGGTCCCTAACACTTCATCATCGTTTATTATTCGCACTTCTCCACCTTCAATCGGTAAACGCGAACCAGCATATCTGGCGAACATTACCCAATCTCCTATCTTACACCAAGGTTTATTAAATTTATCTTTGTCTTGGTATGCAAGATCTCCCATTTTTAAAACATAACCGCAAGTTGTTGCGATTCTAGCTTTATCTAATTGTTCTTGGGAAAATAAAATTCCACCTTTAGTTTTTTCTTTAGGTGTAAATGGTAATAGCAATAATCTATAACCAGATGGTTCTGGTAACTGATCAGCTACATCTTTAATATTGTTTTCGTCTAATCTTTTAACGTGAGATTCTTCTTCTTTATATTTTTCTGAAAGTGCGTTCCTATGTTTTGGAACTTCCTTTTCCTTTGATGTCGATAACGTTTCCGTCATTTTGCTCCTTATCTTCGTTTAGCAGGTTAGAGATTTCCTGTTTAATTATTTGATAGGCTTGTGCCTGTCCTAGTAGATACTTGTATTTCTCCATATTGTCAACCCCACCAGTCATCATAGCATCGCCAATCTGTTGAACTGTAGCATCTATTCTCTTTTTAAGTTTATATGTTACTTCTAATTCGTCCATTATTTCTTCTTCTTCCTTTTTTTCTTAACAGGTTTACTGCCATACTTCTTAGTCCACTTTTTAGCAATAGCAGGTTCGTTTTTAAATAAATAGCGTCTTTGTTTTTCTGATTTAAAAGGCACTATTCAAATTCCTTTAAAGTTTCTAATTTTCCTTTAGCACTAGATATTTTTTGTACTAATTTATCTACTTCATCAATATTTTGGGGATGTTCGCCAATACCAACTGAATGATCTAAAAAAATCTTTAAAGTTGCGTCGGCTTCTGAAAGTTGAGCTTGGTATCTATCTTCAAGCGCTTTTATTATTGCTTTTCTCATCACACTTACATCTTTTTCCAAATAGTTTTTCAACTATTTTATAGCACCACTTTTTAAACATTAACCTTTTCTGCTTTTAGCCATCTTCTTAAAAGTCTTAGCTAAATTGTATCTTTTAGATCCTGGAGGACAAGATGAACTTCCAAATTTTTTACCAGTACAAGGTTTGTCTTTTCTCATTCCTTTAACTGCTTTTTGAATCCATTTGCCATCTTTAGCTGCAACTCTTCCACCACCTCTTAAAGCAACACCCATACCTCTACCACCTTTAACCGCACCACCACCTCTATAGATGTTTTTTCTTGTGCTCATTGGTCTTGCCGCTGTAGAGTTAAAAAATTCTGGCATTATCTTACTTCTTTACCAAAACCTCTTTTAGCTACTCCTCTAGACTTAACGCTGCCACCTGATTTGTAGCCTCTGTTAAGTTCGTGGATAACTCTGTCTTTTTCAGCACGTCTGTTTCTGTTCATTTTTTCAGCATCAATTCTGCCTAATTCTTCTGCCAGATTCATTCTTCCTGTGTTAGCCATATTATTACCTATTTATCTTTCCGCTTTTTTTAGCTGAAGAACCCCATTTACCATAAGACTCATCTCTTGAATCTTTAAGTTGTTTCTTAGTTCTTTTCTTTTTTATTCTCATTGCGATAGATTCGTCTTTTCTATCTTTGTACCCTTGTTTTTTCTTAGATGAAGATCCACCTTTTCCGTAAGGAAATCTAACATCTGATCTTACTCCGTTTTGTCTCATTTTTTTGCTCCGTTTCTAAATATTTGCGTTCCCTTTATACCATATATAGAAGCAACTACAAGTATCCATAAATTTGTAAACCAGCTCGGCAACGCTTGAAAATGCTCAAAGAAGACTTTGATTTTGTCCATAGCCTGGACGTCGTCTGAAAAGACTCCATATGCGAGCACCACGATGGGCAGTGTGAGAATTATCAAAACCGCCTCGTCCTTATAATCTGACTGACGGGCTTCTAATAATTTGCCCTGGTATTGCTCTTCACCTCGGGCCATCTTAGCGGCGTGCATATGTTGTGCATCTGCCATCGCCATCTTCGTTTCTTGACGCTTTTTAAAAATATGCGTCCCAGCCTGCAAAGCAATCTTTGCTAAACCAAACCAAGCCATACTAGTACCAAGTTGCTTTAACAGGTTTCTTGTCAGATCTCATAGCTTTTGTGCCTTTGACAGTTACCTTTTGCGATTCTTGGATATTAGGAACTTCTTTAGAGATATTAACGCCACCTGTTAGGTAACCGTCTTTACCAACGCCAATACATTTTTCAGTTTTAACGTCTTTGTTCATAAAAGTTGATCCTCTTTGCCAATCTTTGCTCATAGTTTACTCCTTGTGTTATTTATACCTAGTTTTTTTTAAAATTTCTACCAAAATCGTGTCTTTTACTTTGGTCAGCCATTTGTTGTTTCGCAATTGACACTCCTGCACGCAATCCAGCTAATTCTTCGTTCTGTTCTAGCTTTTCGTCGTGTTGTTGGTCGTTCATCATAGCCCTCATAGTGTCTAAATCAAGTCTAGCTTCATTATTAGCGTTTTTGTCTTGATCTGCTCTTGCTTTAAGGTCTAATTCTCTAGATTTTAGTTTCAATAATGGATCACCACCTACTTCACTGCTAATTTTATCTTCTTCTTTAGCATAATCCATCATCATTTCAGCAATTAACTTAGCTTTTCTTGCTTCAATCTGCGAAGTTATCTGTTGAACTCTTTGTTGCATCTGCATTGCTTGTGGATTTTGTTGCATCATCTGTGGATTTTGCATCATTGGTTGTAATTGTTGTTGAATCATTTTTAATTCTTGCATTTCTTGTACAAATTCTAACTGAACTTGTTCTTGTGCCATTAGAGAAATGTGTTCAAGTATGTTTTTTTGTAAAGCTCCCATCGCCATTGGATTATTTTGTACCATAGAGATAGACATAAAACTTAAATGCGCATCAATGTGCGCTTTGTGGTCTTGTCCTGGGAAAGCTTGAAACGGTTTTCCGCTAATAGCTAATAAATTTTCTAATGCAGGGTCCATCGGCATTGGTTGTGCTGGTGGAGGTAAAATTGCATTAACATTTTTTACTCCCAGCGCATCATACATAGATCTATATGCTTGATATAGGTTATGCATACGAGGATTTGATTGCGCCAGTTGTAATTGACTTTGCGCTAAAGATATTCTCTGCGTTTGAGAGAATATATTAGGATCAGCAACTGGTAGAATATCTATTCTATCATCAAAGTCTTGCATTTTAATCTCTCTACTCGCACCAACTACATCATAAGGATATACTGGTGGTAGATAAGTTTTAAATACTTCTGCTAATAATTTGAATTCTTGTTTTAAACCTACATACAATCTTTTGTGAATAGCTGACATTACTCTTGAACCTCTTTCAAGTAACGCAACTGTAGTACCGACTGCAGCTTGTTGATTCATATCGCCAACTTGCATATCAGCGATGGCCGCGAATCTTTGTGCACCTTGAACAACAATACCCATTAACTGAAGTAATGTTTGATCAGGTCCTTTAAAAGGTAAAGTCATAAACTGATCTTTAATATTGCCTCCCGGAGCGTCGACATCTCTAAACTCACCAGGTTGTAAGGGCTGTGCATCATCTCTAACTCTAATACCTCTAGATTTAAATCCAGCTGGTAAGTTAGATAAAGTTCCTGCATCTAGTAGTTGTCTTAAAGCTGCTGTTGCAGTTCTAGTTAAACCACCGATCATATGAATTAAACCGAAACCATAAAAACCAGTTCCAGGTAAAAATTTAAACTGAACAAAATAATTTATTTTTTTTCTTAATTTTTCTTCAGGTCTGTAGTTTCTTCTTATAGATAAAACTTTTTGATTAGATTGTGCAACAGTTATAACGTAAGGTAATTTAATTCCTGTTGGTTCGCCGTCTGCATCTCTATCTTCATAACCTTCTAAGTCTAAGTCAGTATGAATTTCATAAAGAGTGTATTGATCTTCTTGTCCATCTTTAGAAATTCCTTCAAGACGTAACTCAGTATCTTTTAATTGATTTTCTGTAACAGGAGGATCCCCTAATTCTATATCTCTATAAAAACCTGCCACCTGTTGTTTTCTTAATTCGTTTTCTGAAATTCTAATTACTTGTACAACTGCTTCTGCATCTTCTAAAGAATTTGCAGAATAAGGTACAACTAAGTCATCAGCTGGAACAAATTTTGAAACGGCTCTTCCTAAAAGAGCGTCATAATAAACTTTCTTAAAAGTTGAGCCGCTTAGAGGGAGGTAAAATAACATTTGGTCAAATTCTGGTTCATACTCTTTCATCTGATCCATAATTTGCCAGTTCATAAAATCTTTAACACGTTTTGCTTGGTCTTCTTTTTGTACGTCAAGATTTCCTAAAATTTGAGTTCTTACTGGTCCATCTGCTGGTAGTAATTCTTTATAAGCCTGTGCTTGAAATTGTGTAACCGCTTCAGCAAGTACCGGGTGATTAACGCCCGATGCACCTCTGAAAGGTTCTGTTCTTCTTTCGTATTTAAAACCTAAAAGTTCTAAACCGTTTCTGTATGTGTCTTCCCAATCACCTCTGGATTCTTTGTATTCTGTATATTGGTCGACTAGTTTATTTCCAAGAGGATCTAAAATTTGATCTCCTAAAAATTCTGCTAAGTTTTCAAAATGGTCTTCGCCACCTTCTTCTGTTACAACTTTTGGATCGAACGCGATTTCAGCACCGCCTTCTTCATCCATCGTAA